CACAAAGCTGTGCCTGTGACGCGCCTAGCCGTAAGCAACACGTCTTACGTTTGTCCTCGTCTTACGACGAACGGTGAACGGAGATGCCGAGCTTGCGCCCGACAGCGCCGAGTACACATGCGAATAATTCGCATTCCTCAGGGACTGCCATTCGTCTTGAACAGCAGTTGAGACAAGCTCAAGCCAGCTCCAACATTGGTGGTTTTTATGCCACTTAGTGTAAGGGCTGGCGAGAAACTCGTCTTGACCGACCCGGTAACCCGTATCAACATTCCCATCGCGTGAGCGACAGAAACGTAACACAGGAGGAATCAAAGAAACGATAAATTCTCTGACACCCGCAAAGAAGGTAGTTGACCTTACATTGCGCTCGGATAGGTTAAGGAACTTGAAGAAAGATTCGATACAATCAAATCTAAAGTCAAGCGTGAAAGGACGTACGTCCTCACCTCCGAACCAGTCTGAACCACAAGACTCGCGAAAGGGACCCCTTAAGAAGGTCTTATTCGCATTCGTCACAAAACCGAGTCTCCCCAAAAGGGAGAGTACGGCTTCAGCGTAACGCTTACGAACGATAATGTCGTCCCCGTAGACAATAAAGTCTTTACCGGGGATTCCAGCATCGCACGCAGAGCAAGCCGCTGCGAATATTAGAGTTTCAAGTGGAAAACAGAAGCCGTTACCCATGGAACAAAACTTATGGTAGGGCGAGATATTCCCGCTTTCATCCATATAATTTTGCGACCGGATGCTATCTAAAAGATAGAACCAGTCATGGGGGATGAGATTCCGCACAACTTCTATGGCAATGCTATCACTAGCACTACTTAGATCGATTGTAACGAAACCCTCATCAGAATCATCGACTGAACCCTCACGGGCAAGTCTCTGATTCAAGGTCTGATCAGTAAGATCAATACCAACACGCGCGAGTTTATCGCGCATGTAGATATCGACACCTTTCTGAACAAAACCATTCCATAGCGGCTCGACTGCGATAGGCCTTTCGACCTTCACAGTCTTCGGGACAAAGGCTATTTTGTTGTATTGAATGCACGTTACGGAGTCGCGAAAACGGTGATAAGCCGTCTCGGGACAAACGCAGGCTACACCATCAGCATTGTGATCGAGAAGAATCTCAAACACTTGCCAATTGTGTGACACTGCACCGTATGCGAAGTTCAAGGCCTTGGGAGAAACGGTCCAATGTGAAGCTAGTTTCCTAGCCACATTGGTAGCATTACCGCTCACCCCAATAGAAGCCCCAGGTCCAAAATTGCACTCTCGTAAAATCTTAGGAAGCTCTGGTGAAACGCCGATAACGTAGCTGATGAAGCCACGCATGCGGTGTAACTGATGCTCGATATCGAGCATCGGACCCAGAAATGACTGGTTGGTTTGAGAACATCTGTTCTCAGCCGCGAGCCACTTCTCCTTAGCTGCCTTCTTGGCGTCGTAAGGCGACAAGTCGACAGGGAAAGGATACTTCTTAATGAGAGAAGCAAACTGATTTGCTACAAAATGCTGTGTAGCGTCTGAGTACTGCTGTTCAGACAGAAAATCAGCGTATTCGACGAGCCCGCTAACGTTTTGGTTACGTAAGTGACCAAGGATTACGTTAGTAAACTCGAAGGATGCGTGGACCTGACACAACCTACCGAGCAGTGCTCGGTACGTGTCCCAACTCTTCAGTTGGGAGGTCTTCTTGAACTGTCGTAGCTCTCGAAGAACTCTGGGGTTCATTACGGACTCCAAAAGTTGATAGGTCAGGGATTCTACCCCCTACGACCCGTAGAACGATTGCCAGTGCGAAAATAATAAGCACTAGCTCAAACGCAGACAGGCCTAGCAGACCCTTCTTAGAAGGTAATCTGCTGGGCTTTGACATGCGTCTTGAAGGATGCCGAAGAAAGAAAGGCACCCATATCGTTCAAGAGAGCGTCAACATCCGCAGCGGCAAAGCCAACAGGCACCGACACATTGATATCCACGATTGCATCACCCGTAGGGGTGACCGCGCCCGTGAGTGTCAGCGTGCGAGTCAGTTTTGCTTCCGTGCGACCGACCCCGGAGAACACCGGAGTTGCCTTCGGCTGTACGCGTTTAAGGGCGAGATCGTCCTTAATCGTAACAGTCTTCAGCGCTCCAATGTAGCCAACAGCGTTCTGCTGATAGCCATCGGGGTTATAGGTCTTCGTGTTGAAAGTGAGAGACAAGAGATTACCTCTTTTTAATTACTTGCTGTGCAAGTAGGGAGTAAGCATCAAGACAGCGAGTCAAATTGGAAAAACGAAAGTCCGATTTGACTACAAGTCCCGGTGCCGATAAACCTGCTTGACGTGACACGGAGGTCTGGGTCAGTTTGTAAGACCCAGTCGCAGGTTTCAAGATTGCCTCAACTGCAGAACCAGGAGTGGTCTGTAGCGGTGCAAGCTGTAAAACCTTCTCGCGTTTCAGAACGTGGCAGGAGCCTAGTTGAGTCCAACCAAGGGAAGGGGACATGGCGCCGATGAAATCGCCAATATTGACGAACCAGTCGACGACAAAGGAATACGGGATCAACTCCCAGGGAAGCGTGAGCAACC